CTCTCGCACCTCGACTTTCTCTCGCTATCCTTCATATTTGACCCGAAAAGGCCAAAACATGCCGAAAACACGCCGTGGACCTTATCGGAAGAAGCCCGCTCTCGACCCCCAACAGGCGGCAACCTTGCCTCTTGTGGACTACCTACGGGCAAGCGTGACGCAGCTCGAGGAGTGCGCGGAGCTTGCCGCCGAGTCGGGAAGCTGGCAGGCCGTCTCGGCGCTGAAGCTTCGGGCGCTACAGACGCGGGCTGACCTCGACGCCGCCATCGAGAAGGCCAATCGACCCGACGACGCCATGAGCGACGAGCAGCTCCTCGGCATCATCGTGCAGGCCGTGGCGCAGCTGCCGCCACAACACCTCGAGAGGATCGAGGAAGCCGTCGCCATCCGTCGCGGCGGTGCGCCCTTGCGCCTGGTCAAGACCGGGACCGACGACGCATGAGCCTCTCGGCCCTCGCGCGTGCGGCAGACACCCTCCAGCGCAGGGCAGTCGCGGACCCGCTTGCCTATTTCAACCCGACGCCACCGCAGCTCGCGTTCCTGTCGAGCAGCGCCCCGATCAAGCTGGCGCGTTCGGGTAACCAGCTCGGGAAGACGACGATGGGCTTGGTGGACACGATCTACCGCTGCCTCGGGAGCCATCCCTACACGCTGGTCCGCGCGGCCCCAATCGAGGCGTGGGTCGTCGTCGTGTCGTGGGAGCAGAGCCTGAGCATCCAGCAGAAGCTCTGGAACCTGTTGCCCAAGGATGCGATCGACCCGGAGACGGAGTTTACGCCGGGGAAGGGCTTCCGCGGCAAGGTGCCCATCGTCCGGTTCCTGAACGGAAGCGTCCTCCGTATCCGCACGGTCAATCAGGGCGCGCTCGCGCTCGCCGGCTCAACTATCGACTACGTCCTCGTCGACGAGCCGCCGCCGCAAGCCGTGTGGTCCGAGCTCGTGCCGCGCGTCATGCGTAATCGCGGGCGCATCGCCGTCACGCTTACGCCCATTGGCGCGCCGCTCGGCTGGCTGCGCGACCTGGTCGAGAAGCGCGTCGTGCAGGATCTGCACTTCCCGCTCACGGTCGAGAACACGACGCCCATTGGCGGGCGTCCGCTCCTGACGCAAGAGGACATCGACCGCCTAGAGGCGCAGATCCTCCCGATGGAGCGTCGCCAGCGAATCCACGGCGACTGGGATGCCGGGTTCTCCGAGGGTCGCATCTTCGCCGGCTTCGACCCGGTGGCGCACGTCTCGGACCTGTTGCCCGAGGGTGAGTGCCAGGTCGGTATCGGCATCGACCACGGGTCCGAGGGCGGGTCGCAGGTCGCCACCCTTTGCGTCGTCTCGCGCGAGGGTGGCGTGGAGGGCAACCCGCGGTTTTGGATCTTGGACCAGACCATCAGCAACGGGACGACCACGCCCGAGCAGGACGCGCGCGACATCCTGAACATGCTGCGCCGGAACAACATGCGCGTGGAGTCCGTCGACAGGTGGACGGGTGACCGCAAGCATGGCGGGCGTCGGTGGGGCGGGAAGAAGTCGAACGCGCTGCTCATGCAGGGCTTTGAGCGCGAGCTGCGCCTTCCCATCGGCTCCCTCGGGTTCCGCATCCACACGGCGTGGAAACCCGCCGGCTCGATCTACGAGGGTGTCCGCATCCTGAACTCGGCGATGCTGCGGCACGACCTGACGGTGCACCCACGGTGCAAGCAGCTCATCGAGGACCTGAAGATGTGGGACGGCGCGGACGACGAGCATAAGCACGGAATTGACTCCTTGCGTTATGGAGGCGTGGAGCTGATCACACGAAGGCTCCACGTCCCCCACGCCGTGAGGATCGGATGAACGTCCCCGTCATCTCTTCGGACGCCTACGAGGTCCGTCGCATCGAGCACACCCGCCTGCGTCGCCGTCTCCTCGAGGGCACGTGGGAAGAGGACCTCCACAACCGTCTCCAGATCCATCTGGGCACGGTGCGCAAAGCGGCGTGGGGCTACCCGGACATGTCGTCCAACATCTTCCGGCAGATCGCGCGCGCGCTGAGCGCCTTGTACGTGATGCCGCCGGACGTGACGCACCCGGTCATGCGCAACGCGGAGGCCCTCGCTGAGACGATCTCGCGGTCGGGGCTCTGGTCCACGATGAACCGCTTTCAGCAGCTGGTGGTCGGGTGCCGCGAGTATTGGCAGCGCGTACACGTGACCGCCGACGGTCGCCTGACCTTCCGTCCGGTGGCGCCCGACATGACCACGGCGCGGTCTTTCGCCGACAGGCCCGACTACCCCGTCTCGGTGCACGAGCTGCGCGAGCGCCTGGACGAGAAGGGCGAGCCCCGGTGGACGTGGGACGTCCTTGATATCTCCAACCCCGAGAACCCGATCTACCAGGTGCGCGCCTACATCGATGGCGGCAAGGTCGGTGAGGATCTGTCGGAGGTCTACCTCGGTGGGAACTACTCCGGCGCATCGTACCCGTATCGCCGCAACGACGGACGCCCCATCCTGCCGTACGTCCTGTACCATGCGGAGCGCATCGGCGACCGCTTGTGGGATGCGTGGGAAGGCGTCGAGGTCGTGGAGGGTTCGCTCAACGTCGCGGTGGCGATGTCGATGCTGTTCCACGCGATCAAGGACTCGTCGTGGCCTCAGCGGTACATCGTCGGCGCGGAGCCTCAGGGCGGGACCATTCAGGGTGACATCGCCGCGGCGCGGCGCGAGGTCGTGAGTGACCCCGCTACCGTGCTCATGCTGCGCGCGGTGGACGAGCAGCAACCCGTCATCGGACAGTGGGCCGCCGGCTGCGATACGGCTGCGCTCGAATCCACCATCGCCGCTTTCGCCAACCGCTTGGCGCAGGACGCGGGCGTCTCGCCAGCCGACATTCAGCGCATGGGCGGGACGGCGCGTAGCGGGTACGCCATCGCCCTGAGCAACGAGGGCAAGCGTGAGGCGCAGAGGTCCTACGCCCAGTCCTTCCGCGCATCGGACGAGCAACTCGTGATGACCGCGGCGATCCTGTTGAATCGCGTGCTCGGCACGCAGTACCCGGAGGGCGGGTACTCGGTGCAGTATCGCTCGATCCCGTTGTCTGGTGCAGAGCTCGACGCACGCAGGAAGCACGCGCTGGAGCTCTTGGACGCTGGGTTGATGACCCGCGTCGAAGCTCTGCGCCTCTTCGATGACTCCCTCACCGAGCAGGACGCCGCAGCGATGCTCGCCGAGATCGACGCGATGAACAAGGCGCGCGAGGTGGCGGAAGAGGCCGCGGAGATGGAAGAGCCCGAGGAAGAGGAGGGCGATGCCCCCACCTCCGAGGAAGAGATGGCGCCGACTTCCGAGATGGATGCCGGAGAGGCGAGTGCCGGTCGTCAGTGAGCGCCAGCGCCGCTACCTGGCGGCGACGCACCCGGATGTGCTGCGCCGCTTCCTCGAGGAGGGGGCCCGCGCAGGGTTCCGCGCGCCGCCGGCAGTCGCACGCGAGGCGAAGCGCGGCCTAGAGCTGCGCGAGAAGTTCAACCGAGGCGGTACGCCCATCGGGGCACGCCGCGCAACCCAGCTCGCCAAGCGCACGGTGGTCTCCGTGGAAACCATCCGTCGCATGGTGGCATACTTCGACCGACACGAGGTGGACCTAGAGGCGCCCGCGGCGCAACGAGGCCATCCCGGCTACCCCTCCGCGGGTCGTATCGCCTGGCTACTCTGGGGCGGTGACTCGGGACGCGCATGGGCAAGGCGCATCCTGCGGGCCTACCAAGCAACCCGCAAGGAGTGACCATGCCCGACGATACCGTGACCCCCGACGATGTCGGCACCTCGCGTGCCGAGGAGCGCATCCGCAGCCTGAGCGCCGAGCGCAAGCAACTTCGCGAGCAGCTCGCCGAGCTCCAGAGCCGCTACGACCAGCAGGCCGAGATGGTCAAGCAGGCCGACACCTACAAGGCGACCGCCTCCGAGTGGGAGACGAAGTTCTCGCAGGCCCGCACGCAGTGGGAGACGGAGCGCGAACTGTTCTCCCGCGGCATCACCGACCAGGAGGGCATGGACTTCGTCCGCATGGCGTACGACCGTCTCCCCGCCGAGGGTCGTCCTCCTCTCGGCGAATGGCTCACGCAGGCCGACAAGCTCCCGAAAGCCGTGCGCGCATACATGCCCGAGGGTGGTACGCCTCTCGCGCCTGCCGCTCCCCCGGCGCCGCCTCCTCCCGCCGCCAACGCGGGCGCGACGAACGCCCCGAAGGGCGCCCCGTCGCAGTACTCCCCCGAGGCCATCTCTCGCATGAGCCCCGCCGAGTACAAGGCAGCTCGCGCAGCCATTCTCGGGCTCGACCGCTAGACGCCTCGCGTGCGCGTAGCCTACAAATGCGGTAGGCTACGCGTACCCGTCGGGTCGAGCCCCGTAACAGCGACGCCGGGATGACGACCACCCATCATCATCGAGGTACGCCACAATGGCTCTCACCGAATACTCTACCCTCTCGGGCAACGCCCGCGTCGCCGCCGTCCTCGCTCAGGAGATCGTGCTGAAGCTCGCCGACCGCGCGAGCCTCCACAATCACCCGAGCCTCATCAACTTCGGCAACATGGCGGGCCGTGGCTCCGCGGCGCTCCAGGTGCCCATCGTGGGCCTCGACGGGTCGGACCTCCTCGCGTCCGCCGCCGACGGCGCAGTCGTGGCGAACACCACGCTCACCTCCACCGCGGCGACGCTGACCATCGGTC